GGGTTGGCCGTAACATCGGCCCGGCCGTGTTGGATCTGGATTTGGTACTCGATCGTGTTCAGGTCAAGCGGCACATTGTTTAGCAGGACGTCGGTAATCATGACAGGACCGGCGCTATAGGTGCCCCGTTACGAGCGTCCGCTGATCTAACTAGATTCTGCAAGGCCTGGGCTACAGCTGCATTAGTTAGGGAAACTTGCCGCTGTTGAGCGTTGGCTACTGCTTCGGCCCTTCCAGCGGCCCCGGCTGCTTCGACCTCGCGTAGAGCTGCGGCCACATCTGCCATGAGTTCGGCCCTAAATGAGGCGCCTACTGGCTGCGCGATTTTCTTGCCGATTCGAGCCAGGCGGTTAACGTCTTTAGCCATTTGTTCGGATATTCCGTCGATCATTGTGAGGGCTGATTCTTGCCCGGCTAGTAGAAACTCGGGTACTAGGCCCATGGCAAGAGTTTTAGTGGTTTCCTGTACGCCGATGAACTTGTCGTTTAGTGTGGGTACTAGCCCTTCGTCGAGCATTTGTTGGCCTAGTTGCGCTCCGACTTCGGGCCCTAGTCCGGCTATTTGCTCAATGAGTCGAGTATCTGCCCCTTGGTTTTTTATGGCGGTTAGTACGTTACCGAAATAGTTTGCCTGGTCTATTTGTTTGTTAAACCCGTCGAGAAGGCTTGCGCCGGTTCTTTGTCCGGCTTCGTCGAATTGTCCTTGGAATGCTGCACCTAAGTCGACTCCGGCTAGTAGGTTGGCTTGCATTCCGGTCGTAAAACTGTTTATGGCGTCTGTGGCTTTTTGTAGTTCGCCTGTAAAGAATGCTAGGTCTGCGCGGTTCTTTTTTAGGCTTTCGTTGCTTGCCTCGTAAACTCCGGTTAGTTCTTTTTCTTTAGCGGTAAGTTCCTCGACGGCTGAGCTTGTGCCGCTTGTAGCGTTTGCGGCCTCCTCTTGGTTAAGGGTGTATTCGCCTACGTATGAGTTAACTTGCTTTTGGCGTGCTGCGAGGTCTTGGTAGCCTAAATTGGCGTTTTTAATGATTGAGTTACCGACCGAGTGTGCATTTAAATAGTCTATGTATTGCTGCGTACTCATACGTACTGCGCCAGTTAGGTTGTTCCATTGTGGAACTGCGTTACGAGCTTCTATGCCTGTGTATCCGACGGCTGTAGCGGCTGCGTCTGCTGCGTCTGCTGCGTCGTTAAACCCGTCTCCAAGTACGAATGCGGCTGCGCCCAGGGGGTTAAGTGTGGCTATTGTCCGTATTGCTGCGTTGTCTGAACTTTGTAAACCTTTAACAAAACCTAAAACGTTTGTGTATGCGCCTAAGAATTTGCCTCCGGCTTTAGCAGCTTCGGTGCCTACTACTGCCACGGTCGAACCGGCTAATTCGGCTTCGTCTTCTAAGTCTTGTAAAGATTTCACCATGTCATCGGTACCGGCCGTGGCCGATTTTACGCCAGTTAGTAGCCCTTTTCCGAATGCTTCGCCCAGGTTGTCTACTGCCTGGTTAAGTACTTTCATGCGGCCCCGTAGTGTGTCCGCTGACTCGGCTGCTTGTCCGCTAAACGTGTCGGAGAGTGCCTGGGTAATTGCTTGCATGTTGCCAGACTTAATGATCGAGGCGTCGATCCCTGCGCCTAAACGTGATAGGCCGCTAATGTTTCCGTCGTAGGCTTTGCCAAGTGCCTCGGTGACTGCCTGGAGACTTTTACCGGTTCCCGCGCTGATATCCATTGACAGTTTAAGCATGTCGTTAGCGGTTGCCGTGTCACCGATTGAGCGGATTAAACGATCGTAGGCTGGTCGAAGTTCGTCATCGGCTACACCCGTCGAGCGCTCCAATACGGAGATAAAGTCCTCAACTCGCTGGGTGTCATGTGCTACGCCCACATTTTCGAGGGTGAGGGCTAGTTTCCTCATAGCCTCTTCATCGGCAAGAGCTGCATTTACTCCGTCTACTGCCATTTTTGTTGCTAGGCCAGCAATAGCGATACCGGCACCGATAGCGGCTGGGCCGAGCATGTTTTTAAGTGATCCAGCGAACCCGGTTAAGCCGCCTTGTGCTTGTGCCATGCCGGCGTTAAACTTTTTGAGATCCGCAGCTAAGTAAATTGTTAAGGTTTTGCCGCCACCGATAGCCATTACATTACCAACCATTTAAGGGCGATACGGTCTACTGCTCTGGCCCATTCTTCGAGGGCTGGCTCCTGGTAGTTTCGTGCTTGCCCTATCCAGTCGGTACCTGATCCAAACGCGGCGGGCATACGGTTACGGGCGCCCATGGCTGCTCGGCCCCTGTCGCCCTTGTCAGAGGGGTAGCGAAGCATTGTGGGTGAAGCTCCTCCGCTGGTTACTTTGCGGTTACCCCCGATCATGACTTTAGGCAACCGATCCGAACCGGCTCGCACACTAGCCGCAATATCCTCGCCCCAGGGCCCGGCGTAATTGAGAGCTGCATTCTTCCAAGCGGGAACCATGTGTCGCTCGGCGATTGTCTTTGAAGAGGCCCTCATCTCTTTTGCTGCCTCTTTGCCCAGGGCTTTAAAGTCGCGCAGTAATTCATTGAGGCCACTCACGCCAGATTCATAGATTGCCATTGGCTATCTCCTCCTCGATCGTGGCTAATAATTCCGGGTCGTACTGCATTACTTCGTCGTAAGGTCTGTTAATTCTTAGTGCTACTCGGACGATGTGTCGACGGTATCCGCCGTCCGGGTAACTTTTGGGGCTTCGGCCTCAACAAATACGTTGTGGTCGTCTACCCATTTTTCGATTGTTTTGTAGCTGGTAAATGTCCGGCCGTTGACTTTGGCATAAGCCAGTATCGACATTAGAGCAAATACGTTATCCGCCTTTGGATCTGTCGCCACTATTTGCGACATGTATACGCGGTCATTCTGGTTTACATCAAATAACTGCGCTTCGCCATTGTCAATGACCACACTAATTCTGTTGTACATGGAGTCCCCCTAGACCCTAAGCGAAGACGACTGAGCCGGTAAACGAGGTCGAGCAGGTAGCGATACCGTCTGCGGCGAAGGTAACCTCGGCCGATTCGATCGACATTGAGGCACCCGTCCAAGATCCGGCGGCGCTGGACACTACGACGGCTACAGGTGTAGCGGCTGCGATAGCCGTCTGGAGAGCGTCAAATAGGCCCGTATTTTCGTCGTAGAGGAACTCCAGCGACATTGTGCTGTTGAGGTCGGTCTGATCGAACGCGACGCTAGAGAGTGTTTTTGTGCGGACGATTGTGGGCGTGGTGGTGACTGTGCCAGAAGTGATCTGGTCTGTGTAAGCGACTGCGGGCGTGCCCACTTCTACGGTGAACGCGGCTCCGGCTACGGATATAGCGGGCATTTTTATACCTCTTTCATTTGCATAGATACGTTGATTTCGGTTGACATTACTGCCCCTTGGGCTCCTAGGCTTAGCAGCTGCGGGGCGTTTATTACGTCCACTAGGACTGTGTTAGGTAACTCTACAAGTAGAGCGTCTATGGCGTCCTCAGTGGATTTTGTGGCTGATTCGTTTACCCTGGCGTTAATGTTGATGAGGATTCGCCACCGAATCTCGTAGTTAAGATTTGACCCTAAACGGCTGGGCCTGATCCATGGCGAGTCCGGTACGCACACTACCGACGGGGTTATTGGTGTCGCGGGTACCGTGTCATAAACCTTGTACCCGTGGCCCGTGAGAGCTGCGACGATTGCCTCTCGGCTTTCGGTAGCCAGACTCACCCGACTACACCCTTCATGTCTAGATATGGGGCTATGACGCCCATTACTCGACGAGTGAGCCAGACCGATAAACGGTAAGGCCCAGGGGTGAAGTCCATTGAGACTGCTTCGCCACCGGCACTAGACCGGGCTTGAAACATCTCAACGGCTACGGACATAGCCGCTTCTTTGCAGGGTGAGGGTTCCTCGTCTAACGCTGTGGCGGTGATAAGGTAGCCGATTAGCAGTGAGGCGGCGTCGGCAACCTGGTCGAGGGTCGGGATTGCGTCCCCTGCGTACTCGATGTCCAGGTTATCGGCGAGTTCTTCGCCTGTGACGAGTGCCATGCTAATCGGCTACCTTTCTAATTAAGCGTTGTAGACGCGGACAATGCCAGCAGGTAAAAATGCGGCGGTAGTGCCGTATCCGTAAATGCTGATATCTCGACCGAGTTGGGCTACGTTTTCGGCTGTTGCCAAGCGTGGGCCGTCTTCGAGCCAGCGTGCAGCTTGTCCGTTGGTCACGATTGCGTTGTATGCAGCGTTAGTATCGAGCCACTTTGCGCGGATTACTGGGAGGCCGGACACGTTGACGCGGAGATTGCTTGCAGTCGCCACACCGGACACATTCTGAACCCCGTAGGACTCTGGGAAGAATGTCGACCAGCCACCGATCGCCTTGAATACGGCTGTGGATACGAACACTGCGCTAGCGGGTACGCCTGTAGCGTCTTCGACTTTGACTGAGGAACTGAATACTGCCTCGCGGAAATCTGCGCCTGTGGTGTCCGAAGCGAATACGTAGTCTTCGGTTCCTGTTCCGTCATTCCAAAGATCGCTAGTGAACTTGCGGTCTGTGACTGTGGCGTATGAAGCGAGCATGACGCGGTTGTGTGCGTCCAAGTAGCTTGGGCTGGAGCGCTCTAGTAGCTGGTAGGAGATATCCGATCCGGCTGCGTAGGTTGCAAGTGTTGCGGTGCCTTTTTCAAGGTCAATGCGAACCGAGTTAACTTCGCCCTTTTCGCTAGCTTGTGCCTCGACAATGTCGGTTAATACACCGTCGAAGTATGGCCAGTTAATATCCATGCCTGAGGTTCCGGCTGACTCTGGTCCACCTACACCTTGAATAACGCGGCGACCTAGGTCGATAATTCCGCGGACTTCCATCATCCAGTTAGGGGGCATTACTCCTGGGTTGTTTGCTGTTACCTGGTCGACCAGAGCGCGGCTTTCGACTTCGCCCGTGGTTACTGCCTTTGAGTACTCACCAAATGAGCGGTATTTAGCAAGTGGGTGCTCGGCTGCTTCGCTGGTAAATACGCGTGCATGAATGGTGCCTACTTCTTCACGGAGGCTTTTTACGGCTTCGCGTGCTTCTTGATCGACCGAGACCTGCTCGGTCGAGTCCATGGTCTCGGACATTGTTTCTCCTTCTTCTTCTTCTTCTTCTCGGATACTGCTAACTCCAGCGGTGGAGTAGGCAGGGTAAGGGGTTAGCGAGACCTCTAATAGGTTCGCGGCTGTGTGTTGGATTGCGTCACGGGCTTTACTCAT